CTTTCTCGTTGCGGAACATATAACATACCGGTTCGCTTTTTTTGTTCAGGAGTGGAAAAAAGCCGTAACGACGGTAAATTCTTTTGTATTCCTCGTTTTCCTCAACGTATTCCGGGATTTTTTCCGGATCGTAAGCAGTGAGGAAATCATCGACATCAATCCGCTGGGTGTTTATAGCGGATTTACTCCGGCGTTTTTCCAGATAAGGTTTCAGGATGTCTTTATATTGTGCGATTTTCAATCCAAGACTGGAAGCCCATGAATTCGCCATGACTGTACGGACAGTTTCTCCGGCACATGATATCAGCTCAGCACACCGATCAACATAAACAGCCCGTTGTGTCTCATTTGCACTGTCCATTACGCTGCCGTACATTTTCACATAATATTGTGCAAACCCGACAGCACCGGATTCCGGAGAGAGAACAGTAACAGCAACGCCTGCTCGAAACAGGGCTTTCAATAACAGTAAAGATTTCGATTCTTTTTTATCGTCAAAGTTCAGGGCATAATTATCCTGAAACTCAACATTGTCAATGAAACGTTGAAAATTCTGTATCTGATCGGTCGGGACCTGTCCTGAAAAATATACGACCGGATCATTCCCGTAGTGTTTTGAGAAAAGTTCGAAATTTCCGGTCAGGACACAGTTACCGGGGTTGTCCTGAAGCATTTCTAAGGATTCATCGATTCCGTAGAAACCATCTTTAATATAAGCTTCTGCCGGAAGAGATTTGACCGTTTCACGGATTTTACTCCAGATAATGCTTTCATCCAGATCGAATATTTTTGCGATATTTCTAATGTATGAAGCCTGAAGGGATTCTTTCCGGAGAAATGCGATCAGCCTACATATTTCCTCCAGGCATTTTTCTTTCAATTCCGGATCGTGAAAATGAGGCTCGTTTAATTCGGCCAGAAAACTGGCGAAATCTTTTTCCTGCTTTTTCAGGTATTTTTTCAAGTCGGCCGGATTCATTTTCCGGGCAAAACTATCCGGATCTTCACCAGTAGGTAATTTCACACACCGGACAATTGCGCCCTGTTCGATTAAGGCAGTAATATTTTTCTGTGCAGCTTCCTGTCCGGCATTGTCACCGTCATAGATCAACGTAATATTGCGTGTAAAACGCAGCAGTGTCCGGATCTGTTCTTCGGTCATGGCTGTGCCGGAGCCACAAACTGTATTCGGAATTTCAGCCTTTACAAATGTCAGTACATCGAATTGTCCTTCTACCCAGTACACTTTATCTTCCCGGGAGATAGCTCCTCTGGCTTGGTAAAGGCCGAATATGATTGAACCTTTACAGAATAGCTCATTGTTGTCAGAGTTGCAGTACTTCGGTATCTTGGTCAAAGCGTCATTGATGCGTCGGCTCTGAAATCCGATCGGATTTCCGGTGAGATTAAAAATCGGGAACATTATCCGGTCCTGAAATTTATCTTCAGGTCCGTTTTTCCCGTCTTTTATCAGGGAATTATCCTGAAGTAATTGCAGGTCGTACCCCTGCCGTTGCAATTCATCCCGGAGCTTATTGCTGGCAGGAGCATAGCCAATGTGATATTGTTCCAGGATCTTATCTCCGGAGGTAAAGCCTCTGGAGGTAAGATATTTTTCAGCGGTTTTGTCAGTCTGATGTTGTCGGAAAAAATGAGTTGCTGCACGTAGAACAACCTGAAGAGATTCCCGGCGGTGGATTTTTTCAAGTTCTTCCTGGGTCAGTTCATTTTCAGGAATTTCAATATTATATTTTTTCCCGAGCTGCCGGACAGCTTCCGGAAAACTAAGACCATCATATTTTTGCAGGAAAGTAAATACATTACCACCTTCGCCGCAACCAAAGCATTTAAAAATTTGCTTTGCCGGACTGACACTAAAAGAGGCTGTTTTTTCGGAATGAAAAGGGCAAGGTCCCCAGTAATTTGCACCTTTCTTTTTCAAAGTTATATAACTGCCGATAATATCGACGATATCGGCAGCCTGGCGGATCTTATCAATTATCTCCGGAGGAATCTGCATTATCGAATAGATTTAATTGTTCGTTCACGATTATATCATCCAGTTCTATTCCGAAATGTGATGATAGCTTTTTATATTCATTGTCTGAAATGGGTTTACGTCCGTAGTACAGATCCCACCATCTTTTTTGTGTGATACCCACCGAATCATAAAATGACCGGTTCGGGTTGAAATATTCCGGATTTGTAAACTTCTTTGTCAAAATCTCACGCACCAGGTTACGGACAACCTTTTCATACGGGTTGATCCGTTTTCTGTGCATATATTGCTGTACAGCTACTTCTGTCCTGTTTATCTTCCTGGCGATTTCGGCTGTGGTCATTTTATCAGCGTTTTCTGTTACGAAGTTTTCTTCTGCCGTTGTCCAGTGTTTTCGGTTAGTATAAAACATTCTCTTCTGATTATTTTAGTGTAATCACTGCTAAATTCATATTCTTTATGTGTCATCACGTACTGGCAACAGATTTTTATAAAGAGGTCACGATTTTCCGTCTTGACCTGTTTAGCTATATCGTAATACTCGTTTTCTTGTAATCGGTCGAGAGCCATCCAAACAGAGTTGAAATACTCGTTATAGGTGTTCTCGCCTAATTGTGCCCGGTATAATTCCTGCCAGGCCCAATCGGTTAAACGATGTTCACTGAAATTCATGTCTCCTCCTTTTTTATATACCTGATCCGGATTCCGAAATCTGTACGTTCAATAACTTTCTCCCGAAGAGAGGAGAATTTTATTTCTAATGCCTTCATTTTATCGAGAACCTTCTGAGCAGATTCCCCGGTCCTGTTTTTGGCTTTCCGGAGAATACCAGTTGCGATCAATGTTTTCCATAATTCAGTAGGTTAAAGAATTAAATTATAAACTTTCAAATTCCGATTTTAGCACAGATAAATTGGCATCTATTGCCTGTTTTATCATATCGACAAGAATATCGCTTAATACCATCGGAATTTTTTGTTGTTCTCTTCCGTCGGAATCATCAAATTCTATAATTAATTGAGGATTACGAGAACCTCCACCATACTCTTCCTCCCATTCAAAACAACATAAAGCACTTTTATTCTCTCTTATCATTTGAGCAATCTCGTTCGCTTTCTTTAATGTTTTATCGTCCATCGTTCAAATCGTTAAATTCTTAAAATATTCGGCATTTCGCCGAGCAATCCCAAGTATCGTCCTCCCATCATGGGAAACATTGCCGGGGGTCAACCTCTCTGCCAATTCTGCTATATTCTGAGAATTAGCTACGACCATTCCGAGTATATCTGAATACTGATCTGAAATCTGTATATTGCGGATGTAGCCTTTTTCTAAATCAACCAGGAAAAGAGTGTTGATTTCTGCATTTTTCCATTCAATCCAATCACAACCATCTGGAGATAACCATTCACAGGTAACTCTTTCTCCGTAATGAAAGGCTAACTGTTTTATTGTATTCGTAAGTTCTTTTTTATTCATATCGTTTCATTCAAATCGTTAAAAATTAGAGGTTTTATACTTAGTTAAATACCACACATACATATCATAAGCTGCGTCCAAAAGATTGTGGGAATAAGAGGTATGAAGTGTTGCATCACACCCTGGATAACTATATTCTAAATGATAATGATCACCAACTTTGTGAATGTGGAAAACATATTTTTCCTTTAAGCGTGGCGGTATTAATTCTATAATATCCAGAAGGTGGCTATCGGAGCCAGACAGGACATTTCATAACAAAATTCATCGTGAGGCACCGCGTGATATTTGTCTGAATTTGGCTCCCTAATCCAACACATACTTGCCTTATTTATGTCGACACCTAATTCATTCAGGTGTTGCATTTTATCTATTTCTAAAACTTGTCTTTTCATACTTCAAATCGTTAAAGTTATCGTTAAATATCTTCTTTAAAAAATCGCGGAGAGCAAGCAAGAATAATCTGTTTTACATCTTCTTCCCATTTCGTTGATTTTGCCAACAACCAAAGTGCAGACGCAATAACATTTGCCTTGTCCACATATCTTTCATCGTAAGCATCACCAACTATTTCAGCCATTTTATCGCCTTTCTTTTTTTGGGATTTCATATACCTTGCATTCAAATTGTTAAATAGTTGAGGTTTAATAAAACGTTTCAACACCTCTTTCCAGGAGCAATTCCATCACTGGAGGCGTAACCGCATTCCCTAGTTGCTTTACTTTCTCTTTCCCGTTTCCACAAACAATATAGTCAGAGTCGAATGCCATTGCTGCCTGAACCTCATGCGGAAAGAGCATGCGATAAGTACAATCGTTTATATCTATATTTTTCGGGGCAGATAAAACGAGGGCTATTCTATCTTTTGTTGGAATTGTTCCAACAGGATCAAACATTCCTGATGCCTGATTATTTCCATAGTAATAAGCCAGGAAAGCATTTACGGCTTCTGTAGAAGCAATTCCATGCGTTATCATAGAAGTTTGAGTACTCATTGCCTGGTTGATATCTCTTGTATTGGATTGACCTCTGTTTTCAACTATAAAGGGTATTCCCAATAGAGCATGAGAATCTACTGTTGTAAGCGTCCCTAATGTTTTTTCAACAGGAATTGGTGCATTCTTTGGATCAAAACCACCTCCGTAGTTCTTTATTATCATCGGAATACCTACAAATCCGTGATGATTACCTCCTGAAAGGATGGTCGATACATGCTCTGACAGAGGGCGACTTTTGCCGTTTTTGTTGTGTTCGTCAATCAGCATAGGTATTCCTGCAACTCCAAAATTATGCTGGGGTGTCATTGTGTATTCTGGTGAAGTTATCGGCTCAACACTTCCTCCATAAGAACCTTTTGTTATTAATGCGGCTACCTGACGAGTAGTTTGTGTATACATCGGATCGGTAATACCGGAAGCGCGATTGAGCATACTAGAATTGTCAGTATAAATAACAAAACTTGAATCTGCACATTTCTCTAAGCCCCATTCTATCCGTTTTATTGTATTTGCCGCCAAAGGTTTTTTCCTGTCTCCGATTCGCTCTCCTGGCTTTGACCAATCAATCACATTAAATGCCGAATAATAGTAGGGCTCCACTTCATTCATGCATCTGGGACAACGATATACATATTGTTGTCTGTACTTACCAAATTTCTTTTTAGGATTCTTCCAACTTTGTACAGACTCAACCTCTTTACCGCAACAAGAACAATAACCCTTTGGGCAAAAGTCTAAATCAGGTGTTTTGTTCCCTTTCTTCCAGAAAATAATATACATTCTGTCCCGGCTTTGTGGAGTCGGCAAAGCATGCATCGAATTTAAATATACACATTTGTGATTATATCCCAAATTGTGCATAGCATGTAGCCAGGCATCCCACATAATCCACAGTCGAGCTTCAACAACATTTTCTACAATGATTAAATTGTAATTGTGAATCTCTGCAAATCGGGGAACATCCCACATTGTTGCACGAGATCTTTCGGCTGCGGGGTCGATTGTCAGATCACCAAAAAGCGTATTGGTTTGCTGATATTTCCTTTTCACGCCTTTGGCTAAGGAATGATTTGTACATTCAGGAGAAGTGATTAGTATATCCGTACTCTGATAACGTCGAGGGTCAACTGCTTGTATGTCGGCACAATCATGCTCCGTTTCCGGAAAATTTGTATTATGTGTTTCAATTGCCAATCGCCAATGATTCATTGCCAGTTTCACCTCAAACCCACCACCAATTTTCCGGGACAACTTCCGGACACCCTGAGATGATCCGCCGGCACCACAGAACTGATCAGTAACTGTTAGATAGCTATTTTTTCTGCTCATATTTATTCAATTAGTTAAATACTTACTGCTTCATCCAGATTCTCGATAGTTTCCTCTAAATTTCCAATCGCATATTCAATCGAACCGATAGTATCATCCATTTTTTCAGCTTTTTCAGAATCCTGTAAATTATTGGGAAGGTTATCCCGAGCGTCCTGCTCTTCTTCCATTACTTCCTCCAACTCGTTTTTTATGATATCAATCCGCTCACGCAGATCTGCTATTCTTTTTCTTCTGTTTTTATTCATGGTTAAAGTTTTAGAGGTTAATGTCAAATTCCGGAGCTTTCTCGTTCGCGACAAATGCTTCTCCTTTATTATTCCAGGTTACCCGGATGCCCCGGTCATGTTGCTCGACAAATCCGACGATCTCTTTTACATAGAGAGAATCAGGGAGATAGTTGATGATTGAAACCTGGATATTGAGATCCGATTTCCGGATGGCGTTTTCAAAGTCAGAGACGCGGTACTGTTGTTCTTTTTTCTTTTTCATAGTTTTGACGTTGGGAATGGACCGGAGAAGGGGATTCGAACCCAGATAACCTTATGATAGCTGTTCGCGCGATAGCCGTTATCTTTACATTTTACGCACCTGCGATCTTCTCCGGAGGATGTCCTGGCTATGACGCTATGCCGGGACATTGTGAAAGAACTCACCGCTTTTTGTTTCCGGTGCGGCATCCGGATTCACTCAACACAGACTATATTCCTAGTTCTGTAACTATTCCGATCAGGGCGACGGCATTGGCTACATTAAACTTGTCTTTTAGCTTTTCGATCCGGCTTTTGACAGCAGGTTCGGAGATACACAAAGAGTCTGCAATCTCTTTGGCTGTTTTGCCGGATTTTAATTCACGAAGAGTTTCGATATCGTGTCCTTTTAAAGCTATATTGCTGCCGCATATTTTTCCGCGACCAGAACAATCTGTCCGCTGACATGCTGAATTATAGATGTCAGGGGTGATCTGTCCATTGATGGAGTCCGGGTCTCCGTCCAGGGAACCAAACTTGCAGAAAAGCCATTGTTTAAATCCGGACTCAAAACCGGTGATCCCGAATTGTTTCCGGATAAATTCCTGGGCTTCTTTATCCTGCATATACACTTCTATAAAATTGCGTTTTTCCATACTGGGTAAATCCTGGAATAAAATACTGGTTCCGTTGTAAATAGCATACATATCCCCGTTGTGGGCAAATAGTTCCGTTCCGGAAAATATCCCGGCCGGGATGTTGGCACTCTGGCCAAAGTGTTGTACATTTGTTTCCATGATCGAAAGATTTTATCCCGCTGTGAGTCCGCCAAGATTAGCAGTGGGATTTTTGTTAGTAATTACTTGGTTATAAATTCTGCAATGGCCAGTCTGACGACATGGGCTATTTTAGTGTTCATTTCTTTTGCTTTTTCATTTAGCAAACGTTCCATTTCTGTTGGAATCAAGACATAAAGACGCTCTGTTGGACGTTCGAGTGCCAGATTCATACTTTTTGTTGTTTTTTCTTCCATATCTTTTAATTATATTTATACTGCAAACATACAAAACAAGATAATATAAATAGCGTATATTGTGTTAAAATTACTATATATGCTATCATTTTAGACTAATTATAAATAGGAAAAATGTTTAATGGTCATAAAATCAGTAAATTACTAGAAGAACGACATCTTAAGAAGAAATCGTTGATAGAATATATGCAAACATATCCATCAGGTTTAGATGCTATTATTAAAGATGGTAATCCCAGAGCAGATACATTAGAAAAGATTGCAGACTTCTTTCGACTGCCTATTGATTATTTCTTTGACCGTAACATTGAAATATCTGATCTAAGCCCATTAATTACCGGTAATGGTAATAAAATACAGCACGGAGATGGTAATATAATGATCGAAACTCAAGCGAAAGAGATCGAGCATTTGCAACAATTACTGGCAGAGAAAGAACGGACCATACAGATATTAATGAAAAAGTAATATGGCAACAATCTATGACTCCCGTTTCAATTTGGATACTCAATTAAAGGCTTTGGGCTTTATCCCTCAAAATAGCAATAAAGAAAAAGAAGATGTCTATCAGGCAACTCATTTAGGATCTCGATATGAAAGGCATATTACGGTGTATATCCATTACGATGCTCCTATATTTCTAAATGAAAGTCTGTGTACTTCTATGTCTGTATATGCCGATGATAATCTTATTTATTCAGGTATGCGGCCGTTTACAGCAGAACAATTCTATTATATATTTTCAAGTATATTGCCTAATGAAGAATATATCCAAAAATTGCAGAATGCTTTAAGGGAGTATGAATATTTACCTGACAATGAATAGGGCTTTATGCTTCTTTTAATACATGAAAATCCATTACTAATAGATAATTGAAAATAAAGAAATATTGAAAAGACTTGGGAAATATAATAAATGTGTTAATTATTAACTTAATGCTTAATATTATGGCTCATACTCCTAAACTTGAAGTTTTCACTATTAATCTCAAGACAAGTCGTAATGATCTTTCTCTTTATTCTTTCAAAGCTTTTTTAAACGCTCTTTTAATCAAAAAAAGTGAATATGCTGAGGAAGAAGATGAAAATATGATTTTCCTTGATTTTTTCAAATTATTTGTATCTCAATTTGCCTCCGGAGAATATATAAAAAATGAAAAGGATAAAAAAGCAATGACCATTTTTAGAGCAGATGTTGAACATGACGATTGCGATATTGCTCCTCATACTGAAAGGAATGTTATTGAAGGGAAATTATATGGAGGGAAATATGGTTTACTCCGAACCAGATCTAAGGTAAATGACAAGGCTAGACAAGATAGAGTCCAGCAAGATGATGTAATTGCTGATCAGTTCTATTTTTTCTTACACTTACCTATGAATTCGCATCAAGGTGTATTGATGGTTCAGTCCTATACTTCTGAATCGATTACATCTTTATTAAAAAATAAAATTAGGGATCTTTTTTCTAATATTCCAGGTTATTTAATTCCAGATATAAAACCTTTTTACCCTAAGTTATTTCAGGATCAATTCAAAAGTGATGGATATATTAAAAAATATGCTTTTAGTGGTGAAGTTTTAACTGATGACCTTGGTTTTCCAATTGAACATGTTGATGATATATTAAAGGTTACTGTGACCATAGAATCCCAAAAGGGAATTGAGTATGAAGAACATCCGACGATAATAAACAAGATTGTATCTAACAGGATAGGTATTAAGCTTTTAGGTTCTTTTACAAAGAAAAAAGCATTTATAAAAAACAATACTACACATAATGAAAGTCCATTTGATATTAATGATGAAGACTTGAAAATAAAGCCTGTAATTTTTTTAGAGAATAAAGGTATTACTATAGATGAATATGGATTTCCTGATTATTTAGAATTAAAAGGTTTTTGTTTCGGTCTTTTAGAAATAGTTCATGGAGAATTATCACTTTTGAATCAAATCAGTGAAAATTAAGACATTTATATCATTCCTAATAAGAGAAGGCCACTATTGGCAGTATACTGATATTCTGGGTAAAGGAAAGAAACCGAAATTTTTTTTCAATATTGCTCAGTGGAATATTATTGTCGTTTCATTTTTATTTGTATTTAGTCTTCCTAAAGGTTTGAATAATGAATTTATAGATTATGCCATTACTGCATTTTCAATATTTGTAGGTCTTTTTTTAGCTCTCATACTTACTGTTTATGATAAATTTCAGAGAATAGATTTTACAATAAAATATAATGATATTGAAAAAATAGATCTTCTTAAAGTTAAAAATTTTTTCAAGCAATTTACGGCAATTACTACATACTGTATTTTAATATCAATATTATCTATTGTACTTTTAATGTTGATGACATTGTATGATTTTTTTAATCTTGATATTAGTCAGTATTATTGGACTTCTGTTTCTAAAGATAGCTTGATCTGTTTTTTTAAATTATTCTTTTTATGTTTTATACGTGGAGTAAATTGCTATTTTATTCTTGATTTTATACTATTATCGTTATATGCAATTAGCAGCATGTTTAGATTTATCAACAAAGAGTATGATAAAGTAAAAATTAAAGAATTGACTGAAAATAGACCAAAGACCTCCCAAGTTGATAAAAAAATAACTCAAATACTAGATCAACAGATAGAATTAATAAAACAACAACAGCAACTAATAGAATTGTTGAAAAAAGAAAAAGAAGTGATGGATAGCGGTGAAATGAAGACTGATGCTATAGACAAAATTGACAAAAATTAAAACCCAATAAATAAAAAGCTTCCAGTGACGTCAAAATTCCAGTCATCTCGACAAAAAACAGGACGCACTGATTATCAGTGCGTTTTTTGTTTAAAGTTGATAAATCTACCCCTTAAACTACAATCCGGCCTTCATCGAAAATGAAAAATACCCGGTAGATATTTCCATGATACATAGTCCTTATTTCATAGAGGCTATCTCTGATAAATATGACGAATTTCGTACTAATTCTATTTCTGATCTGTAGAAGGTCAAGTAGATAATGAACCTTCTTAGGCTCGGTCGCTGACAGGGTTTCATGAGATTGTCATAATAATCTCCGAATGCTATTATTTCCCTTTTCATACAGCAAATATAGTGAAAGGTAAGTGCAATGACAGATGACAACTTTCCGGTAAATCACCGGTTTTTACATGCTTCCAATGCCGATGTTTTACCGCCAGATCAAAGATTTTGTTATGTAAAGGGAAAAAATGTGTTTGGGTTTTGTTTTCAGGTAAAAATTGCTTAAATTAGCCTTAATCTTCTTATCTTTAAAATCATGCGTGGGTCTTGGGTATATAATTATTATTGCGATGAGAGCTGTCATCTTCAAAAAGATGGCAAACGGTTCATGGTATTGGGGTATATTGCGGCTCCCTTGCATAAAATAGAACAGATGAAGGGGGAGCTGAAAAGCTTGCGGGTGAAATATAAGAATACACTGGAAGTGAAATGGACTTATTTGAATGAGTGGAATTATCCGTTTTATACGAAGTTGGTAGATTGGTTTTTCAAAAAAGGAGGGATACGATTCAGGGCGATTATCGTAGATAAAAGCCGGTATATTGCCGATAAATGTGATCATGATTACAATAAATTTTACTATCTGATGTATTATCAGTTGCTTTTTCATACTTTGGATCCGGTTTGGCATTATAATATTTATTTGGATATTAAAGATAATCTCAGCTCTTACCGGACTGAAAAGCTGAAAGACATACTGAATGTCAGGATGGAGATCATTGAAAAAATTCAGCATGTGCGTTCTCATGAACTGGATTTATTACAGCTGTGTGATTTATTTATCGGAGCTATTGCCTATAATCTGAATCAGACAGAGAAAGCGTCGGAAGCTAAAGTTCGATTCATAGAAAAGTTAAAAATCCGTACCCGGACGGATCTGGAAAGTACAACTTCAAAAAGAATTTCAAAATTCAACTTGTTTAGAATTCAGATTTGATATGCCCCTTAATCTGATCAAGACATATAATTCTCTTTTGGAATTGGATGCGTTCGATGAGGAGGAACGTAATGCATCGTTAATGGGCATTTTTAAAAGGGATTTTGTCGATTCGGGAAATTATTTCAGGCAAAAGAAGGTATTACCGACATTGTCACAAGGGAAAAATACTTTATCCATTTTTTTCAATCATTTGATTACAATGGAAGATCGCTTGCATAGGGAGAGGATCTATGACCGGAATCGGGCGGTGAGGCTACATTGGATCAAATATCATCTCGAGGAAAGACAACCTGAACACTTGCAGGTGTTTTCCGTAAAAGACAAAGTAGCCATTCGTA